GAACGCCTTCTCAAGCACAATCCCAGCCATCGAGGGAAAGCGATGCGGAAGGCTTGAGAATCGTTAATGGCCTGTTTCTGCAGTATCTTGAAAAGCGCCGACTGAAGGAGGATTTTAAGGGAAACATTGATATTCCAGCTAGGCGCATAGCTTGCCTTTCGCTGGTTAACTGGATCAGCGATTGGAACCAAGACGAACTCAAGACTGAGTTTGCGCAGATAAAATCTCTGTTTAACACTGCCATGGAACGCGTACCAGATGCCAACTAAAAAGCCGAAACGCCGTCACGGCCTATCGCGCCTCGAGAAGCTGCTGCAGGACAGCATCCGCCACGAACTTGCTATCAAGCGCATGAAAAACGATCTGGTGAGGCTCAGTCTTGAGTTTTCTATGCATTGCGCGAAGAGTGATTCGAGCGAGGTTTGGCCCTGGGAGCCTCCTGGCGTTTATGGCGGCGGCTCTGGACTGGACCGGAATACGCCATGAGTTTTCACGAGGGACTGACTTTGGGTTTCATAGCTGGATGGTGGGCTGGCGGATTTACGCTCATGCTCCTGAAGAGGTTCATTAAATGACCTTCCCCTTCGCCATGCCATGATATTCCATGCCGTGAGTTCCACCGAATATCGCTCTCACCCCTATTCCATTCACTGGGGAGTGCAGGGCTGGGACTTATGGTGCTGGACTAGCAGACGGGGCAAGTGTTTGGAGCGGCAGTTGACTCTGTCTGAGGCGATGGCGTTAGCCGAGAAGGACAACAATGAGCTTCAATCGCGGCAAGACTAGGCCTGATCTTAATCAGGCTGAAATAGTTGGCGCACTGCGCCAGATAGGGGCTAAAGTGTGGATCATTGGCTCACCGGTCGATCTTTTGACACTATATCGAGGCAGATGGCTACCGATGGAGGTTAAAGGCTTCAAGGCACGTCCTAGGAGAGACCAGGAGAAGCAAACGGCTTTCATCGAGCAAACCCATTGCCCAGTTGTGAAAACCGCTGCTGAGGCTGTTGAAGCCATATGCAGGCCATAGAGCGCGAGTGCAAGTTTTGCAAAAAGCGGCGGTTACAGATCCATGAGCGATCGAGGCTGGAGGATTGCCACCTGGTGCGTTTACCTCCTCTCGGGGGCCATTATGATCAGTGCGATCATGTGGATGTTTCGATGAATAGGATGCACATTCCACGCATACGGCGCGCGCCCGATTGGGTCTTTATCGGCTTTTGGTCGCTCTACATCTTGGGAATATTCTGCTTCGCCAAGTGGCTACTCTCAATTTTCTGATGTAATATTTGCAGCACGCTTCCATTGCGAGGTCTTTCGATGCCCATTCGAACCGCCGGCGAGCCACTGAACAAATACATTCAGAAATTTGTCTCCTCGAAGCACGAAAAGAAGAAATTCCCGGACATCAAGCAGCGTCTCGCAGTCGCCTATTCAGAATCGAAGCGCGGCAAAAGGGGATGATGCAGCCTTCCAAAGTTCGCCGCCACGCGCATGTCAAAAAGCGCCATTTCCAGCAATCGATGGCTGGCCGTGGAGTCAGTTTAGTTGCTGAGACAATCGATTTCATTCCCGCTTCCTGCGTCTTAAAGCCGCTGAGAGATCAGATGATCGTTGAGCCTATCGACGTGGTGCATAGCCGAGTTCTGATCGTTCCACCCCACACCAGTAAGCTCGTACGCGGCAAGGTTCTGGCGATCGGCCCAGGGCATTACCCGCTGATCTACATGGATAAGGACGGCAATAGGGGCGCACCTCGAGGCAAGAGAGCCAAGATCGCGTGGGGTGAGGTATTCGTGCCGACTGAGGTCAAAGTCGGTGATATTGTCCACCTTGACGGCAGAAATACCGGTAAGACGGCATTCGATGCGTTTTATTGGGGGACGAAGTATTGCTTGCACGCAAGGGAAGCAGATGTCGCTGGTGTGGAGGATCATTCGTGATGTTCGGTCAAATGACACTCTCGGCACAGCCATTTTACCAATCTAGGTTGATTGTAATCCTCATGATGTCTTTCTGCCTTTGGATCTCCGCATTTTTCGCATGGTCCAGGGATAATTACCCCTCGCACCTGAAGAACTCTAGAGTAGGCCCGGCAATTGGCCTTTTTTCGGGCCATGTAAGACAGTTCGGAATGCTTGGGTCTTGTCTCTCACATATGCTTTGCATGGCAGGCGCAACAGTAGCTAGCTGGTTTCCCACCATGTCTGGTTCTGAACCTAGAATGGCCGTTCCCACAAGAGCTGCAAGTAAAAAGCTCCACGTGTCGAGTATACACAGGAATATTCGTGGAACCTAACGTCCCTGCCAAATGGTCAAAAGGCCAGTTGCTCAATTTGAAGCGCTATACCACCTCCCTAGGCGTTATCAGCTATCGCGCGACAGCCATGGGCGATGAGGATGATCCGAAGACCGGGTATGGCGCCCCATTCGTGGAGTTCGACAATAGCTACGATGCTCAGACATTTGTGAGCAATTGGTATGCGCCGGCACCGAGTGTGGGTGGGGTATACGGATGAGCTATCGTTGGTATGTATACGCTGTCTATTCATGCGGTTATCTCTTATATATAGGGAAGGGTTCCGGACGAAGGATGCTGGCAAGCGCTAAGCGGGTGAATGGCATAGCTGGAGTGCTTAAGTATTTCAGAGTCGAGAAGCAAGCGCTCGCCTTCGAAGCCAGGATGATCGCTGAATTGAAACCTGTCATGAATATCAAAGCGAGCGGCGCTTTATCAAAGCATGGGATCCGTAAGAGAGATATGTCCCAATCGGCATTCGATAGGCGTTGGCGCAAGGAAACCTATGAAAATGCTGACAAATACCCCAACTATTGGACTAAGCTGTTCGCAGCCGCATGGGCGCGGTCAGATTTAAATTCAAAAGGAATCAAAGGACCAGAATGGCAAAGGGTGGCGCAAGAGCAGGCGCTGGTAGACCCCGTGGTAGCAGAAGCGCTAAGACGGCTGACCGCTTGGCTGCCATTGAAGCAACCGGCATTACCCCGCTTGATTACCTGCTGAACATCATGCGTGATGGCGAGCAGGACAAGGTAGTTAGGCTGGATGCCGCCAAGGCCGCCGCGCCATACGTTCATCCCAAGCTAGCCAATATCGAAGCGACGCACAGAGGCGATGCAGAGCATCCCATTATGATCACTGCCACGGACTCAAGGTTATGACCAAAGAGCAGTACCAGACTCACCGAGAAGCGCTCATCCTGTATTTGAAGTGCAAGGTGGATCTGGCTGACTGGCATGGTGTATCAGATGCAGCGAATGACCTGCGTGTTCTGGAGGCACAATGGCAAGCAACAAGAAAGTAACCTACTCGATCGCCATGTCCAAAGAGACCGGCTGTATCGTCATGGTGCGCACTCGAGGCAAGCAGGTCGAGGTGATGGGATCGATGACGCGCGATCAGTCCTTGGACTTCGTGACCGGCATTATCGATTGGTCCAAGGAAGTGATACGAGAGGATGCGCCGCGGATACAGCGCTTGAACGGCTGATGCTAATACGCTTGCCTTGGAAAGCTATTCGCTACTGCATCATTCATGACGATATGCATGTGATGAACGCTGCAGTTAGATTTGGACGTCGCATACGCTTTGGGTGGCTCTGTGCCTAAGGGTCATAGCCAGCTTGAGGCCGACGTAAAGCTCTTACGTGGCGCTATCGATGCGTTAGTTAGCCGTGTGGCCGATCTAGAGCGCCGGCTCATCCAGGCCAATGAGTACTTTGCCAAGGGCTACATCCCCCCCGCTGTATGACATGGACGCTCACTCCGAAACAGAACGAAGCGAATCAACTGCTGGCATCCTCGGCACAGCACATCCTACTCGCTGGGGGATCACGCTCTACGAAGACAGTGTTACTCATTCGTGCTATGTGCGTGAGGGCTTTGAAGGCCCCTGGATCCAGACACGCCGCGCTACGCTTTCGGTTTGGGCACATCAAGCAGTCGATCATTCACGATACCTTCCCTGCCGTGATGAAGAACTTCTTTCCCGACGTTCATTACGATCTAAATCGCTCCGACTGGTTCGCGCAGTTCAAGGGTGGCTCACAGATCTGGTTCGGGGGTCTTGATGATAAGGAAAGAACTGAGAAAATCTTAGGATCCGAGTACGCCACTATTTTCCTAAACGAATGCAGCCAGATCCCTTACTCGAGCCGTAATGTAGCGGTGACGCGTCTAGCTCAGAATGTCATCGACACGACCACTGGTAAGCCACTGGCGCTGAAGATGTACTACGATGAGAATCCGCCCTCAAAAGGGCACTGGACCTATACGCTCTTTAAGACCAAGCGGGATCCGGACTCCAAGCAATTTCTACCAAATCCAGATGAATATGGCTTCATGCAGCTAAACCCCCGCGATAACCCGCATCTGCCGCCTGAATACATCAAGACGCTCGAGGCGCTGCCGGCAAGGCTGCGCAAGCGCTTTCTGGAGGGTGAGTTCTCAGACATTGCGCCAAATGCACTATTCCTCGATGAAAACTTAGAGAAATGGCGCCATGTGGACGGGGAACTACCGGACATGCTGCGCGTAGTGGTGGCGGTTGATCCATCGG